CTCACCCATGGAGAGGTGGCGACCGTCTGCTCTGCAGTTCGAGAGAATCTGCAGCCTCATAATCAGGTGCCCAGAGCGAAGGACTGCGGGCGGCGCACTGCTACGTCAAAGTCCTGATGGACATTCAGGATCGTCTGGCCAGATGCCGCCTGGGTGACCGAATCCACGATTAGATCGAGCCCAGACCACATGCCCACCACGCAATCGGCAAAATTACCGAAGAGTACGTCGTTGAGCTGCATCTGGTTGCTTACCACTACCGGGTAGCCGTTCACTTGGCCGGCGTCGGTCATGATGTAGTCGGAGCCAGCGGCGGAGGCCCGCAAGGTCTGCTTGAGAGCGCCCTTCACCACGCTATTCATGATGTAGCGCATCGAACCGTCGTCGAGGTTGTCGATCGCCAGTTCGGTCTCCAGGTCCACGTAGTTGTCCCACTCGCCGCAAGTCAGGCTGGTAGGAGCGCCACCCAGGCTGACGGGGAACGCCTTGCTTTTGCCGTTGGTTAGCGTCACTGAGCCGATGCCGGTGGTGTTGATGATGCCCAGCGGCTGGCCGTTGGACCCAGTGCCGTAACCGATGGTGGAATCCATGCCCAAGGCAACGGACTCGGCCATGTCAAGGCGCACCAAGTTGTCGATATCGGGAGAGCTTTGGAGCATCATCCGCCGGCTGATGGGCACGCGCACCCCGATGGTGCGGGGGATCATGTTCACCAAGCCGAACGTCAGCTTGCTGTTGGGCACGTCAGCGTTCTCGCCGACAAAGTAGTACTGGCTGGAGCTGAGCTTCTTGGGGATCTCAACGTTGCCCTCCAGGCCGGAGAGCATGGTCAGGCCGCTGTTCAGGAAGGCGCTGCGGTTGCGGATCAGATCAATGAACTGTGCATCCAGCCGGTCAGTGCCGACCAGTGCGCCACCGTCGCCGAAGGTGCCGACCACCTGGCCGGGGGTCTCAGCGGCGCGGGAAACACCCAGCACCTCCCAAGGGATTAACACGCCGCGAGCGCTCTTATTGAGCGTCCTGGCCTGCAGATCCGCAGCGGCTCGGCTTACCTCCAGCTCAAAGCCAGCGGCATCAGCGAGCCTGGCGTTAGTTGGCTCCGTCATGTGAAGGAGCAGCCGGCACAGGCTGAAGCGTTTGATTTCACGCTTGCTCAGGCCCAGCTCAGCGCCGCCGGCATCGTGCACGCGGCCATCGAAGGACACCTTGCGCATGCCCAGCTCTTTCAGCACCACCTCACGGGCGGCATCAATGCTGGCGTCTTCGTTGATGAGTTTTTCGGCCAGGCTCTCGTCCATCTTGAACTCGGAGCACATGCCGCGGATGGCTGCGACGCGTTCACGCTCGGCCTGCCGGGCGTTCTGCGCCACCTCCTCCACGTTGATCGTTTCAGTGGTCATTGGGATTGGATCGGATGATTCAGTCCGCTCGGCGGTCTGTGCTGTCAGGCTATGGAGGGCCTTGCTAACGGCAGACTTGACCAACTCGGGGTCAATCGTGACGGTCGGCTCGGCTGGCGCAGGGGGCTCAGGGGTGGGCTCAGCGGCGGGCTCAGTCTCTACCCAAGGGTCATCCATGGCGCGGCCCAGGCCTACGGTTTGGTCGGCGGGGACGCTGACGCTGGAGACCTCCAGCGCCTTCCAGCTGGTCACGTAGAAGTCGCCGCTGCGCTCTTCGATGTCGTCAATGCTGTAGGCGAACGAGACGTTGCGCACGATGCCGGCTTCAATATCGACGCGGCGGCGGTGCTCTTCTGTTCCACGTTCGGTGGTGTTGGGCGACCATCGGACGGTGCTGTAGAGCCGGCGATCGTCGCCGAGCCAGGCCTTTTCGACAACGCCCAAGACCTTGTTGGGGTCATGCCCCCAGAGCCATGGCGCGCCGTCGTTCAATCGCGACAGGTCCATGGCGCCTTGCTCATGCACCAGGATCTCGCGGCCGAAGAATCGCTCTACGGGCGCCTCACTAGAAAACGAGAATGTGAGCGTTTCGTCGGTCTTCTCTTCCAGCTGCATGCCGCCGGGCAGCTCTCGCCGCTGGGGGCCGCGCAGCTTCGTGAGATCTAGGGTGGAATCCAAGGCCAGACAGTCGCTGGCGTCAGGCTATGGATTGCCTACGCCGTTAGCGCCAGAGGTAGTTGGCCCACCACGGCGGCGGGGCAATGGCGCTGGATCTTGCGCCAGCGAGCCTCCGTGAACCACGGTTGCTGTCGGTACCAATCCTCAACCGGTGAGTTGTGCTTGCTGGAGTTGCAAGCGGTGCAGGCGGGAATGATGTTGCTCGCCTCGTCAAGCCCGCCCTTGGTCAGGGCCAACACGTGTTCAACCGTGAGGCGTTCGCGGCCGTGGTTGCGGGAATCACTGGCGCCTGCACCACAGAATGCGCAACGGTTGCCCCACAGATCGAAGCGGGCGTCGATTTGAGCGCGGGTGACCGGCGACAATGCGCGGCGGCGGGCGGCGCGCTGCCAGGCATTGCGGCGGCGCATTTTTTCACGATGTTTACCTGGATTGGCAATGTACCAAAGACGACTGTTTACGCGAGATTTCGCCCGAAATTCTTCCGCGTTAGCCAGATAGTAAAGCCGGCGCCTTTTACGCTCCATTTCAAAATTGGCCTCAGAATAGCGCCGCTTGCTTTCGCGCACTTTGTCAGCATTGATATTTCGATAATTTCGAGCGTAGTTGCGCCTTTGTTCCGCATTATTTCTGTAACTGCAGCGGTTTCGTTCGCGCTGACTTTCTAAGTTGGCTTGATAATATTGCTGGTAGGATCCGCGCTGTTTCTTGGCAATAATTGGGTCTAGGTGCCTGCTGATCGCGTTATGCGGCCGATCTAAGACGCGTCCGATCTCGCGGAGTCCAACCCCACACGCCGCAGCAACCTCGGCGGTGATCTGATCTTGCGCTGTCCATGGCCTCGGCTTGCGCCGGCCGTTCTGCGATACTGATGCCATCGGCCTGTCCTCCCAGGTTGGTCACGCCTCGGTGGCTGCAACCAGCCGGGGCACACCTATTCTACATCTTCTGGGGCGTCTTCGTCTTCGTCGTCATCCTCTTCAGCGTCGGGTGGTGGTGCCACAGGCTCGGGCGGCTGCTCGATTGAAGGCATTAGGCCCAGTGATTCCTTCAGTTCGTTTTCCCTCGCAATTTGTGCCATCACCTGGCCAAACTCAGACCCAGTGTAGTTGGCTATTTGCTGGGAATGAGATTCCAGCAGCAATGCCCTAGCTTTTTCCATGGCAACCATGTCTTTTAATGGATCTATGCCGTCCCAACTCCTTGCCTGCCACATGGGGGCATTATATCTTTCTGGCCTAGTCCAGTAATCGTTAAAAGCTGGCGAGGGTAATTCACCAGCCAACATTGCAGCGCGGAGCCATTCTTCAAAGACTCGTTGATGCAGCTGCTGTATCAGCATGCTCTGCAGCACGCGCCAATGATCGCGATCCTCTTGGACGCTTGTGCGCATGCTGCTGTAATTCGCGTCCGAAAAGTCCCTGCTGATCGTGGCGTAGCTGCACCCAAACCCTGCCGCAAACCGCCGCGTCAGGTTCTTTACGACCGCATCGTATTGGCCGTCGTCAGGCCCGAAGTTCGGCGGCACCGGAACCTCGCCGGCCTCAAGGATGTTGTAGGCGCCGGGCTCAGTGTTGAATAGCCGCTGACCGTTCTCCACCGCATCACCGGTCAGCCCGGCATCGGGCGTCTGAATCCACCCCAGCGATGCCGCTTGGACGCGCTTCCGTACCAGGTGAGCCTTTTCGTATTCAGAGAGCCCATGCACCGTCGTAATCACCGACGCCAACCACGGCACGCCCCGGTTCTGCCCGATCCGCTCCGGCAGGAACACATGGATCATGTCTGCCGCCGGCACTAGGACGTGCTTCCGTTCCACCCCGCGGCGGTTCAGGCCGAGCTCCACATCGCCAGGGTGGCGGGTCAGGATGGCGTACCGGGTCGGGCGGCCCCACTGGTTGATCTCGACGCCCAGCCGCCATTCGTGGCCGGCGCGGTCTGAAACACCAGACTTGTCCTCATCGAGCTGGTGCGCCTCGATCAGCTCCAGCGCCAGCGGGGTGCGGCCCTGCCCCATCGGCT